ACGGAATGGGCTGACAGAAAGCGCCGGCTCTCTCCGGAGAGCAGTGCTGAGCCTGGTCCGTGGCGTACATACAGAACGCCCTACCTCCAAGGGCCTATGGATGCATTCACTGACCCGAAGGTGCGACGCATTGTTTTATGGTCTGCTTCACAGGTCGGTAAATCCGAACTGCTAAACAATATCATCGGGTACATCATTGACGAGGATCCAGGCTCAATCCTCTTCATACATCCGACCACCATTGACGCCAAGGACTATTCCAAGCTCCGTATCGCGCCAATGTTTCGGGATTGCAAAACGCTACGGGCAAAGGTAGCTGATCCGAAGAGCCGGGACAGCGGAAACACAATTTTACAAAAGACATATCCCGGGGGCATCCTCACAATGTGCGGATCAACCGAGGCTCACTCCCTTGCCTCAAAGCCAATCCGATACATTTTAGGTGACGAGCGTGACCGATGGTCCTTGTCAGCCGGTACTGAGGGTGATCCCTGGGAGCTTGCCCGCGCCAGACAGATCACATTCTATAACTCGAAAGCTGTGGAGGTATCCACGCCGACGATTAAAAACGCCAGCGCCATTGAAGCTTCCTTTGCTGTCGGGACTATGGAATATTGGTGCGTGGCCTGCCCGCAATGCGGAGACTATCACAATATTGTTTTCAATGATATCCGATATGATCATGAGGAAAAGATTGTTGCCGGGCAGAAATCATACACCGTGAGCAACATTCGGTATGTCTGTAAAGGATGCGGCGGCATATCGACGGAAGCTGAGGTTAAAAGGCAGCCGGCAAAATGGATCGCTGACAACCCCGACGCTTATGAGCGCGGCGTTCGTTCATTCCGTCTGACTGCTTTTGCCAGTCCTTGGGCCTCGTGGGAATCTACTATCATGGAATACCTGCAGGCCATCGGCAACACGAAGAAGCTGCAGGTTGTCTATAACACTCGTTTCGGTGAGCTGTGGGAAGACCGCGGAGATCTGGAAGATGAAGACAGCATGATGATGCGCCGGGAAGATTACGAAGCGGAGCTGCCTGAGGGTGTGCTCGTTCTCACTTGTGGAGTTGATACCCAGGACGACCGCCTTGAATTTGAGGTTGTCGGACATGGCCACTTCGGTGAAACATGGGGCATCAAAAAGGGAATCATCATGGGACGGCCGGACGATCCGGAAGTATGGAACCAGCTGGACGATGTACTTGATCATGTTTACTGCTTCAAGAGTGGAGCGGGCCTCCGGATCTCAATGACATTCGTTGACGAAGGCGGTCACTTTACCCAGGATGTCAGGCTGCAGTGCAGGGCTCGCATATCAAAAAAAGTATTCTGTATCAAAGGCCGTGGCGGTGACGGAGTCCCCTTCACTTCTCCGCCGAAAAAGCAAAAGATTGTTGTCAATGGAAAGTCGCTTGGCACATGCTGGCAGTATTCGCTCGGCGTCGATGCCGGCAAGCAGCTCATCATGGATAACCTTAGAGTGCAAGCAAAAGGATCCAAGTACAGTCACTTCCCGCGGCGTGACGATTACGGTTCCGTTTATTTCAAAGGGCTGCTCTCTGAGCGCCTTGTATATAAACCCGAACGCAAAAGCCCATGGATATGGGAGAAGATCCCCGGCCATGAACGCAATGAAGCTTTGGACTGTCGCAACTATGCTATGGCAGCATTCAAGGCACTGCCCGCCGATCTGGACGCTATAGACAGGCGTCTCAAGGCAGCGAACGATGATAATTACAAACCCGCTCCAGCCCCTACGCCGGTACAGAAACCGGCACGCAAGAAAAGCAAGGGCTCGGCGCTTAATAAATATTTTAACGAATGGTAAGGACGGTGATAACATGGCGACTGTTACAGAGCTGAACATTCGGCTCAAATTCTGGCAAGACGCACTTGTGAAAATGCGGGCTGCTTATCTCGCACTTGTTGACGGCGGCGTACAAAGCTACACGATTGACGACCGCTCCCTCACTCGTTTCGACCTCCCATCCTTACTGAAAGAGATTCAGGATGCAGAAAAGAAGGTCGACGAGTTAACGGCGCTGGTCAGTGGCCGGAAGTCAAGAAAGGCTTTCGGGATTGTGCCGCGCAACTGGTAATGGGTATAGGTCCGCAAGGACTTTGCCACGGATTGCCCGGCGGAGTTTGCTCCTTTCGCCGTCGGGTGATCCGTTTATTTTGCGAAGATTGGAGGCGATATATTGAGCAATAAAAATACAGGCCGTCACAGCGGAACGCATAATGTGAAGGGCTATAGCGAAGCAGGAGCAAGCCAATACAAAAGAGCACTCAAAGCGTTTGTCGCTCAGAGCGGCAGCCCGCGTGAAGATATCGACTGGAACAATTCAACCCTGCGCCAGCGTGGGCGAATGCTTTACATGGCATCTCCTGTTGCTACTTCTGCCATAAAGACCAATCGAACCAGCGTAATCGGTATCGGGCTGCAATTCAGATCCCGGATCGACCGCGCCACCCTGGGCATGAGTCCGGAAGCAGCTAAGGAATGGCAGAGAAAAGCCGAAGCTGAGTTTGCGTTGTGGGCAGACCACAAACGCACATGCGATGCAATCGGCACCAACAATTTTGCAGGGCTTCAACAGCTGGCGCTTCAGTCATGGCTCATGAGTGGTGATGTGTTTCCGCTCATCAAGCGGTACAAGGCAACCCCAACATCGCCTTACACCTTGAGAATACATTTGATCGAAGCAGACCGCGTATGCACACCTTCGGAGATGGCCGGCGTTCTGACGTCCAGCTCCACCGAAGGAAAGACGAAAGACGGCAACAGGATCTATGACGGCGTTGAAGTGGACAGCGAAGGAATGATTGTGGCCTATCATATCCGGAATACTTACCCGAACCAATTCACGAGTGAGAAAACGGAATGGACACGGATTCCGGCATACGGAGAGCTGACCGGGCTGCCAAATATCCTGCACATCATGGACAGCGAACGCCCGGATCAATACCGAGGCGTTACTTACTTGGCGCCGGTCATCGAAGAACTGCTGCAGCTCAGGCGATATACAGAAAGCGAACTGATGGGAGCTCTGATTCAGTCCTTCTTTACTGCCTGGATCAAGACCAACACCGACCCGACAGAAATCCCCATGAACGAAACCGGCTCCGGAAATGTCGTAGGTATAGCCGGCGAAGAACCGGAAAATATCTCGACCAGCGAAAACGAGTACGAAATGGGACCGGGCTCGGTGCTCCATCTGGAGGAAGACGAGGATGTAGTATTCGGAAACCCGAATATCCCTACTTCCGGCTTCAAGAGCTTTGTGGATACGGTCTGCGAGCTTGTCGGGGCTGCGCTTGAAATCCCGAAAGACATTCTGCTGAAGAACTTCAATTCCAGCTACTCTGCAAGCCGTGGCGCCTTGCTCCATGCATGGGAAGCATTCAAGATGCGCCGGCAGTGGTTCGTCAATGATTTTTGTCAGCCGGTGTATGAAATATGGCTTGCTGAAGCTGTTGCCCTGGGGCGCATAAAAGCGCCGGGCTTTTTCAACGACCCTCTGATTCGTGCAGCGTGGTGCGGTGCAAGATGGATCGGCCCGGCTCAAGGGCAGCTGGATCCGACGAAGGAAGCCAAGGCTGCCATCATGAATGTAGACCGTGGCTTCAAGACGCATGAGCAGGTCACTGTTGAGATGGACGGAGGAGACTGGGAAGAGAATATCGAGCAGCTGGCCAGAGAAAACGAGCTATTGAAAAATGCAGGCGGTGGCAACTACATGGCTACGCTTGCTGATAATGATAGCGAAGGAGGAACAGAATGAGTAAACCTTTAAAGGGCATATTCGCACGTTCAAGACCAAATGTAGATATCAAGCGCGATTTCTACACTATGGCGACATTGGACGGCGATGAAGCCGAAATTGTCATGTATGGAGAAATAGTCCAGGAGCGGCCGCGGGACTGGTGGACAGATGAACCTCTTGAAGGGAATTATATTGTCCTGGATGAATTCCTTGAGGATCTGAAATTGATTTCAGATTCGAAGAGCATCACGATCCGCATGAACAGCGTTGGCGGCGATGCGTATGCAGCTATCCCAATCCATAACAGGTTAAGGGAGATAAAATCCAGCGTGACCGTCATTGTTGACGGTGTGGCCATGTCGGGCGGTTCGCTTATCATGTGCGCTGCGGATACAGTCCGTGTAAATGCTTCAAGCCTTATCATGATTCATAAATGCTGGTGCAGGATCTGGGGAGGCTTCAATGCTGATGAGCTGAGAAAATTGGCCGCCTCAAATGACGCCGTGGACAAAGCGCAAGCAGCCATCTACAAGAGAAAAACCGGGATGAGCGAAGAAGACATTCTGGCTATGATGGCCGAAGAAACTTATATGACTGGATCGGAAGCAGTAGAAAAGAGTTTTGCTGATGAGCTCATGGACGGAGAAGCTCCGGATATCGCAGCCAGTGCTGACATGAGCAC